GCAAGAATAAACTAAGAATAAATTAAAAGTAATTAATTAATAAAATTCCCATTATAAGTTATGAAGTTTCAAGATTTACCAATATATGAATTGAAGATAAATGAATCCTTAAATGATGAGTCAGAGGTTTCCTATGTGGCTTTAGTTGATTTACCGGCCATTAAAAAAGATTTCTTAGCATTCAAAGAAGAGTTCATTAATCCTTCAAAAGGTGAGCATAAAACAGATTTCCTTCCAAGATGTATTTCCTATGTAATAAATGAAGGCAAACCTTCAGAGCAAGCAGTAGCAATTTGTAACTCCATTTGGGAAGAACACTTTGCAGAAGATATGCCTCATTACACAAAGGATGGTAAATTATGGACAGGACCAACACATAAAGATTCAACAGGAAGATTAATGACCGGAGCTACTCACACAAAAGATAGTGAATATTTATATCACGAAGGGGAGTATGCAGAAGAAAGTTACAATGACTATCCTAAACAAGCTTCAGAGAATGCTAAAATAGCTTTAAATTATGCTGAGAAAAATGGATGGGGTGATTGTGGAACTCCAGTAGGTAAGATTAGAGCTAATCAATTAGCTAAAGGTGAAGCAATTAGTAGGGATACTATTGCAAGAATGTCTGCATTTGAAAGGCATAGACAAAATAGTCAAAAGGATTTAGGTGATGGATGTGGAAGGTTAATGTGGTTAGCTTGGGGTGGTGATGCAGGTGTTGAATGGGCAACAAGAAAACTTAATCAAATAGATAAATTTAAACATTCTTTCCAAATCATAAGTGAGGATGAGCATATCATATCCGGTCCACTTATGTTGTCAGAAGAACTTATCTATCGTGAAAATGAGAAATTCGGAGCTCATTATGTAAAATTCTCTGCTGAAACTATTAAAGATATTGCAATCAAGTTTGCAAAAAGAAAGTATCAATCAAATGTAAATCTTATGCACGATCCTTCACAAGTTGTAGAAGGGGTTACAATGTTTGAATCATTTATAGTAGATAAGAAAAGAGGGGTATTGCCTATGACTGGTTTTGAGGATGTTGCTGATGGATCTTGGTTCGGTAGTTTTTATGTTGAAAATAATGAGGTTTGGAATCAAGTAAAATCAGGTGAATTAAGAGGGTTTTCAGTAGAAGGATTGTTTGATTATGAGGAACCAAAGAAGCAATTATCACCTGAAGAACAAGCACTTAAAAAAATTGAAGAACTTTTAAAAGAGATTAATTAACAAAAATCCCATATTAGATTATGAATGCAAAAGAAATAATAGAAAAATTGAAGATGACTTTTAATGAGTTAGTAAACAATGCCGATGCTCCAGTAGTTCCTGAAGTTCCAGCACCAACAACTACAAAAGCTAAATTAGCTGATGGAACTGAAGTTGAAGTAACTGAATTAGCAGTAGGTGGAATAGTAACTATTGAAGGTGTTCCTGCTCCAATCGGAGAGCATACTTTAGAAGATGGAACAGTTATCACAGTTGGAGATAATGGTGCAATCACTACTATCGTTCCTGTTGAAGAAGCTCCAATGGATGAAGAAATGGGCAAGATGGATAAAAAGAAAATGGGAATGGAAGAAATATTCTCAGCTTTTGAAACATCAACAAATGAGAAGTTTGCATCTTATGAAGCAAAATTTGCTGACTACGAAGTAAGATTAAGCAGAGCTACTAAAGTAATTGAAGGACTTATGAGCTTAACTCAGGTTTTAGCTGATACTCCAACAGGAACTGCTGATCCTATCGTAACAAAAACAAACAATTTTAAAACCGAAGAAACTGTAGCGAAAGATTACAGAGGTTTATTTAACAAATAATAATTAACAATTAAAACTTAAAAAAATGGCTTTATCATTTTCAGGTTTGAATGCATACACTAAAGAACTCATTCAACCTTTATTAACTTCAGCTGTAATCGGAGCAAGAACTCAGCAAATGATTATGGATGGTGGTATTGTATTAACAGGAGTAAAAGGACCAACTGCTTTACCTACAATGGATACTGATGCAGTATTTGCTACTCAATCTTGTTCATTTGATGCTTCAGGAACTACAACTTTTGCTCAGGTAGTTTTAACTCCAGGTAAAATCAAAGTAGAAGAAAAAATTTGTCCTAAAGATTTAGAAGCTTATTTCACTGCTGAGGCACTAAGAGCAGGTTCTACTTACGAAGATTTCGGTAATGCTGATTTTCAAGCTGCTTACTTAGCTAAGAAAAATGCTCGTATTGCTGCTCAATTAGAAACTGCAATATGGACTGGAGATTCTGCAAGTGCAACTGCAAACATTAACAAATTTAATGGTCTTAGTAAGATTATCAATGCTGGTTCACCAGTAGATGCGAATGTATCAGGTTTCACAGGAGTAAGTGGTTCTGCAATAGCTACTATCACTTCTTCAAATGTTGTTGCTGCAACTGAAGGTATATACAAAGCAATCCCTGCTCAAGTAATGGCTAAGGGTGATGTTAAAATCTTCGTTGGTTATGATTGGTATCGTTTGTTGATTTTAGCTTACAGAGCATTAAACTTGTTCAGCTACAATCCACAAGATGTAAATGCACAATCTTTCATCCTTCCAGGTACTAATGTAGAGGTTGTTCCTGTAAATGGTTTGAACACTACAGGTGATGCATTTGCAATCAGCTTGTCAAATATGGCTATCGGTGTTGATTTAGAAGCAGAAGAAACTAACTACAAATTGTGGTATTCTGAAGATAACAACGATGTTCGTTTCAGAGCAGAATTTAAGGTAGGTGTTCAGGTAGGTTTCACAACTGAGTGTGTGAAGTTTATGTCAGCTATCTAATCGTAAATAATAATTAATAATCAAAAGGGGTAGGGCTACAAATACCCTATCCCTTTTTTAAATTTAAAAACTATGCCTTGTGCTTTATCAGCCGGTTATGCAATAGATTGCAAAGAGTCGGTAGGTGGGATTGAAACCATCTATGTAATTGAAAATTCAGCATTGTATGATGCTTCAGGTAATTCAAGAGTTACCTCAGCTTCAGGAACAGTTACTGCTTTAACAAAATCAACTGGAAAGAGATTCTATAAAATTGAAGTTCCAAGAGCAACTGCTTCTGCTACAAATACTTTAACTGCTTCAAATGAGAATGGAACTTTGTTCTATACTCACCAAGTAATGTTCCCTATCAATAGCCGTTCAGCTACTGTAAGAAATATCATCAATACACTTGCTAAAAATCGTTTGACCTTCGTTTGTGTTGAGGCAGATGGTTCAAGCAGATTATATGGTGTTGGAGCAGGACTTAATTTAACTACTGGTGAATCAGGATCAGGTACTGCTGCAGGAGATCGTTCAGGATATATGATGACTTTTAGCTCAGATGAGAGAGAAGATTTCTTAGTTGTTCCTGCTAACATCGTAGCAGCTTTAGAAACTGCAGGTACTTAATAAATAAGTAAATAAAAATAGAAGCCACCGACCGATTAAAAAGTCGGTGGTTTTTTAATGAATATGATAATACTTACAAAAGATAATGCATCAATAAATATTTACTGCACTCCAGCAGAAAATACAAATGTTGTTTTTTCAATTTATTATTTTAAATTTACAAACAGGATTACTCAATCAGTTGTGGATGAATGGTACACTGATATAAGTACTTTTGTAAGGTATCAGAAGTTTAATATTAATGCAAATGTTTTTGATAATGAGGATACAGGGTTTTGGACTTATGAGATTAGAGGAGCACAAACTATAAATGTAATACCAACAGGACCGATTTTAGAAAGTGGTTATATGTATTTAAATCCTGCTGATACTTATGAACCTGAAACTTATAATGAACAATCAAACGAATTTTTAACATACAATGGATAACTACAAACACATAGTCCTGCAATTTGACCAAGCTCAGCAACCTAAATTTAGAGAAGTAAAGAGTAAAGGTTATGTTGAATTTGGTGAGAAAAATGATTACCCAAATTATTTGCTATCCCTATTTAATGAATCACCTAAGCACGGTGCTATTGTTAAAGGTAAATGCAATTATATTTATGGTAAAGGTTTTGAGCAACCAGGTCAAGCCAATGGGAAAGATACTTGGAATGATGTGATGAAGAAAGCTATCAAAGATGATGAGCTTTATAGAGGTTATTATTTACAATGTATTTGGAATAGAGCAAAGAAATTAAGTGAGGTTTATCATTTAGAATTTCATAAGGTTAGGGTTAGTAAGGACTTACAAACTTTTTATGTTAAAAATGATTGGTATGATTTTAAAGAGAAGGCAAGAGAATATAAAGCTTTTAATGTTAATGATCCTGTTGGAAGTCAAATCCTTTATATTAAGGAATATAATCCTTCTTCAGAGGTATATCCTTATCCTTCATATTTTCAGGGTTTAAATTATATTGAATCAGATATTGAGGTATCAAGACATATCTTAGGAAATGCTAAGCAGGGATGGGTAGGTTCTAAACTTGTTAATCTTAACAATGGTGATCCTATTGGTGAGGAAAATAAAGGTGAAGTTGAAAGAGGATTGCTTAAGAAATTTACAGGTGATGAAGGAAAGAGGGTTGTTATAATGTTTAATAAGTCAAAAGAGAATGCTGCTGAGATTTTGGACTTAGGGCAAACAATGCTTACCAAAGAAGATTTTACAAATGTAAATAATCTAATCACTCAAGAGGTATTTGCCTCACATCACATCACTTCACCGGTTTTATTTGGGATAAAGTCAGATGGGCAATTAGGAGCTCGTAATGAAATTAGGGATGCTTATCAGATTTTCAATAATACTTATGTTCAGGGCAGACAACAAGAGCTTGAAGAAATATTTACATACTTAAGAAATTTAAAGGGTGAAGCAGGGGAGTTTAAAATACAACCGGTTGAACCTTTAAGCTTTGAATTTAGTGAAGCTATAATGGCTGCAAATCTTACTCAGGATGAGATTAGAGAATTAATGGGTAAGGAACCATTGGCTAAGAATCAAATTACTGCTGATGGATCAGTTGCAATTCAGAATGAAATACAAGTTGATGCTGCTCCTTATGTAGCTCCAGTTTTACCGGCAAATGATTCAATTAAGAATCTTACCGGCAGACAATACCAAAATGTGATGAGGATTGTTAGACAATTTGGTTCAGGTAAATTAACCAAAGCTCAGGCAAGTTTAATGCTTAAAAATGGTTTTGGTTTCAATGATAAGGATGTTAATGACTTTTTGGGATTAGATGATGATCCATTAACTCAAGATGAAATAGCAAAATTCTCAATGACCAATGATGAAAGATTATTAGATGCATTTGCTCAACACGGGGAAAGCTCAAAGAATTATGTAGTTATTGATAAAAAAAAAGTTTCGGAAGTAAGTGA